TCTGAGTTTCTCATTCGGGGTGACAGTGCCGTTTCCGCCCATCGTCAGCAGTTCTGGGCCACGTTCTCCAACAACATAGGTTTGACCGCCACGAACCTGCCCACCGAGCGCACGGCCCTGATATTGCTGTGATTGGATTGTAGCTACGTTTGCTAGGCCCATTGCAACAATACCTGCCGCCGCCGCAATATTGAACGGGAATGGGATCTCAGCCATCGCCTTAGTCGCACCAGCGTATGTGTCCATGACCGCCTTGCCTGATGCGTATGCTTTGTAGGCATCAAAAGCTGTCTTGTTGTATTGTCCTAGAGCTTGGAATCCATCTTCAGCAGTCTTAATCGCGTTCTCTTTTACTTCCTTGTCGCGCTTCATTCGCTCTAGCGCATCTTTGACGCGAAGCTCTTTTTCCTTCTCGATTCTCTTCGTTCTTTCTGCATCTTCACGCGCTTGCTCTGCTTCAGCTCTCTTTCTTTCTCGCTCTTGTTCTTTCTGTAACTGAATTGTTTTCTGTACACCGAGATTGATTACACGCTTTCTAAATGCCTCATCTTCTGCGGCTTTCTTACGATCCGCTTCAGCCTTTTCTTCTGCTTTACGCTGATCTTCAATTATCTTGATAGCCGCTTCAGCTCTTGCCTTCAACACTGGGTCATCAATTTGGGCGGCCTGAAGTTTTAGAATCTCTTCCCTTGTCTTGCCAGCTTCCTTAGCCATCTGCTCCATGCGTAGGACAAACTTAATGGCTTTGTCGTCTGACTTGCCAATAGCACTTGGCAGATTCTCAAGACCTTCTCTAAGAATCCGCATTTTTTCTTCTGCTGTTTCTGCTTTGACAGCCATATCCAGCAGATTTGCGACGAACTGCTTAGTCTCCAAGTCACTAGCACCTGCGGCAATCGCAACATTTGCTAGTTCGCTGGTAAATGCTACAAGACTTTGTGCGCCGCCATTCGGGTCAATAGTCGCCGCAAATAAAGCAAACAGATTGTTAGCTTGCTCTACAGATATTCCTGCCTGTTCAGCACCATCACGGAGAGCTTTCATTGTGCGCTCTGCGCCATAGCCCTGCTTGATTATGTTGTCAAACTCAAGAAGTAACCGCTGGAATCCGCCGCTTGCACCTTCAATACTCCGGTACATTCCTTCGCCTTCGATGCCAAGGGCAACAATCTGCTCTCGCGCTTTCGATGCGGCTATAGCGGCGGCATCCATAGCGATTGCTAACTGTAGACGGGCCGCTGATTCGCTTTTCTGCGCCAGTTCAAGAAGGCTTTCGGTTAATCCATAAGTGTCATCAGATAAAGTGTTTACCGTATCCGATACAATCTTAATGCTGGATGTGAATTTTTTTGCTGAATCTTCAGCCAGACCAAATGCTTCAGCAATGGTTGTCCCTACAACTACGCCGATTGCGGCTAACGCACCAAACACAGCTCCAGTTGGGCCAAAGATAGATAAGATTTGCGGCCCCTGTTGCGAGAAGATGCGCACAGCATCCGTACCCATTTGAGCCTGTACCGCAACGTCTTGGAACTGAACACCTAATTGACCTGCGGTAGTTGAAAGAGCTGATGTTGGCCCTTTCGTAAGACGCATATTTTTGCCGAAATTAGATACTTTTGTCGCTGTTTTCTCTGTTTCAACGCCAACTCTTTTGACTAATTTCTCTGCGTCAGCAAGGGTCTTTGTTTTTACTAGAAAACCTAGTTCTATGTCCATTTCGGCTCCTGATGCTTGTAGCTTGCCAGTGTCATCACTGCCTCAATCTCCCAATGATCCAGCAACCTACCTGTTAGCTTCATGTAACTTTCAAGCTCAGGGTATGTATGCTCCCTAAGTGAAGTATACGCCAACCAACAGTCATCGTGATGCCATGACAACTTTGGGGCTTTAGCAAGCTCTGGAGGCGTTATTCCACGACTCTTTTCAACCTGCCTAAGCGATTCCAAACGACTGATCTTGGAGCCTTCGGGGTAAGCGTTTATCCAGAAACACCATCTCCCGTAGGAAACAAACTCTTCAATCAGCCTTTGGTAAAATTTCCTCTGTCAATCAGGAATGCAAATAACTGAGTCACGATTTGCGGTGAGTTTTCACACAGCCAATTTGCGTTTTCCTCAGAATATTCAAACTCCTCATCACCTTTCGTGAGATTGCGCCAGCCAGTGATGCAAGATGCGATGATCGGCCAGAGATATTCGTGATCGAACATATCTAGCTCGTCTTTTTCCTTCATCTTTCTGCGCTGTTCTTTCTGCGCTAATCTCCATGCTTTTGAGTCCAAACCTTTGATGATAATAACTCCGTCACCATCTTCTCCGGTCATTGGATTCTGAAGCTGACACTCTGCGCCAGCTTCGTGCTGTTCAACTGTTGCCAGTTGGTTTAAGTCCATAAAACCCCCTAGGTTTTATTGTTTCTAAATTATGCCGGTGTGCGAGTAATGACGAGCTGTGAAGCGTCGGCACTGCTATACAGGGCAACGAAGTCCATGCTCACTGTAACCGCACCTTCCCCTGAAACGTCCGGCTGTCCTGAGTTGAACTTAACTTTTGTCAAATCAATGATATAGTCATTTCCATTCAAGTCCGTCAACGTGCATACAATGTCAGACTCAGTTTCATCTAGGAACTTCTCGTACAGTGCCTTGCTGTCGAAATAAGTGGTTAGTGAACCAGTGACGCGAGACTTGCCAATCGAAGGGCGGCTAGTTGTGTCAGAACCTACCAAGAACAAAGGCTCCAGACCATTCTCAATAGAAATATCGAGTGCTGTGACTGTTGCAATTGACGAACCACCTTCGTTGATCGATCCAGTAAATGAGTCAAATGGTGTGTTCCCAATGTCAGCAGAATAGGTTGATGAAGCAACTTCAGCAGTATCAAGTGCTAAATCCTTACCTACAACCCCGAAAGTAGTGCTAACCATAGCATTTGGGCTGATCGACATACTCATTGTGTTGAACTCACACCCTGTATAGCGATGAAACTCTGGAGTTGCTAAATCTGCAAACTTACGCTCAAGTGTGAAAGAGCGACGAGTTGTGCCTGTCTTTAGAACGTTAGTTGTCCAAGTTCCGCACATCACAGCTTCAAGAATGTCGTCAAATGCGCCGTATTCTAATTCAGCGGAAACATCTCCTGAAACAGACTTGTTGCCATGACGAAAATCTTCGACCTGCCGGTCACCGCGCAGTTTCTCTGATTCAATGCCATCTTTTGACAAAGCCAAAGTCGTTCCTGTGTGCGGTAAAGGAGTCCAAGTCGGTGTGCTTGGAGTAGTTCCATAGGTACTCTCTGCAATAAAGTGCAGGGAATGTTGTGCGCCGTTTGCGATAGCCATTTTTCCTACCTCGCGTCAGTATAAGTTTGAAAATCGACTGTCACTGGCACGAAATGAAACGCACCCTCAGTCACAGCAGGATCAATCGAAACAGATCGAATCCTGACATTTAGACCATTATAAGACAAAACAGTGCCTCTCTTAAAATGATCTGCCACAGAATCAGGAATCGTAGAACGCCCTGCCCCTGCTGGATAAACAACATCTATTTGATAAATGCCATTTGTTTCATCCTTGCCAGTAGAGCCAAGCCCCGCTTGTACTGTTCCTGCCGGTAAAAAGGATGGACTTAGGAAAGTTTGACTTGCCTCTGGCTCAAACTTTGTATTTGGCCAAGCGATAGAGTAGCCGCCACTCAGTGTCGCTAATCTACCATCTAATGCCGCTTGTAAATCATTAAAATGAGTAGCCATTATTTCACCTTAGCCATCTGCATAGCCCTGAAAAAACCACTCATATTTTTACGCAACATCCCCTGCGGAGCCTTCTTGGAGAAGCCATTTACAGTCTTGCCACTTCCTTTTTTTGGAGGATTTGGATACAGGCCGTACTCAACAACCCGTGCGTAGGGCAGATTGTTGAAGAAGAAAAATCTTTGCCCGTTCTTTAAGCGATCAAGTGCTTTCTCTACTCTCGCTAAAGACCTTTTGCCTGAAGGATCGTTGGCCTTGTTTGTCCTAACGCCCACTCGACGATTACTGGCGTACCAGTTATTTTTGAGCTTACCCTTATCTACGGGCGTTTCTTTAATGATCTGCTTGCACGTTCTTTTGATTTGACGACGGACTTCACGATTGACTCTATCCATCAATCCAGTAGTTGCGGCAATAGCATTCCCAGCATCAACGATCATTTTCTCACCTGCAAGTTACAAGCTAAGATAGTACTAGCCGGTTGAATGTTGGAGACAGCTACAACCCGATAATTCTGACTATCAAGGGATACTCTATCACCCACTTGGTATGAGTGACCTTCTGCAAGTACGCGACGATCACCTGCCTCGATGTTATCTAAAGTCAGCTCTTCAGCAGAATAATCAAACACGCAAGCGTACTTTGTAAACGTCGTAGTAGTTTGCGTCTTTTGGCCTGTCGTCGCGTCATACGCCCCATCTGCCGTACGAGTGAACGTCAACTGCCTCCCGAACTTCTGAAGCAAGGCTCCAGCACTATTCTGTAACGCAGTGTAGTTGAAGCTCATAACCTTCCTACGATAGTCGCCGGTTGTACCAGTTTACTCAACGCAGAAGTGAGCGCAGGTGTAATCGTACGGTTCTCGCTGTTGTCAGCGTATTGAATCTCAATATCACCGATCTTCTCGCGGATTGTCCTGCGGTCTTGGTTATTTAGTTCTGAATAGCCGTCTGCTTCGACTTTAACAGCCTCGTACACGGCTTTCTTCACTTGGGCAGGTATTTCCGTCGCATCAGCATAATAGCCGTCTATGAGGGCTTCTGTGCGCGGCCATTGGAGGAGTTGGTTTTCATTAGCTTTGTTACCAATGAACACTAATTGTTCAAAGTAATCCATTGCACGAAGCACATAGCGTTCAAGCACTGTGTCTGAATCTGACGCACTAATCCCTCGTGCGTTCGCCCATGCGCGATAATCAGCTAGGGTAATGTAAGAATTAGCCCCAGAAACGACTGACCCATCTTCGACTACAAGTGCCATTACTCTTCCTCTTTGAACCCGCCGGATTTGTATGCCGGAATCATTGACTCGTGTGCATACGCAACTCTGCCGTCAGCGTGAACCATCTTTGTCGTCCCTTTCGGGGCAGATGTAGTTTCAACGACAACCTCTTCTTCGACAGTTACTTCTTCAACCACGTCTTTTTTAGCCATGATTATGCTTCCCTGTAACCGCCTGATTTGTAGTCTTCAACCATTGATGGATGAACACTTGCTGTCTTGCCCTCGTCATTAACCATTGTGACAAGCGCATTGGATTCTTTCTTTGGAGCCGTCTTCTTGACCGCTGGCTTCTTAGCCGGAGCTTTCTTTGCGGTAGTCTTTGATTCTGCCATCTTCAGCTTCCTCATCAAAAACGGGGGCCGAAGCCCCCGCTACTTTTAGCCAACCAATGTGGCAATGAAGTCAGACTTCCAAGCCTTAACACCCCAAGATGCCGCAACTTCGATCATAGTCTTACGATAGCCCTTATAAACACGGACTTCAAAGACCAATCCTGAAACTGGGTCTTGAACTGTCATAGCGTCGTCTGCTGTGTCTCCGCCTTGTGGTACTGCTGGCGCACGAACCGCCAACTCAAGAGCGCGACGATGGAACGCAATGTTCGCTGTGTAGCTGTTGCCCACAGTGATTGCGTCGTTGTCAGCTTCAGCCGCAGTCAAACCAGTTCCGCCGATGACGAATGAACCGCCAGAAAGAGCTGTATTAACAACGTACTGAGTTGATGTACCTGCGAAGGTCACAATGTCACCTGCAAGGATAGTTCCTGTACCAGTGTCAGTTGCGATTGTCGTATCACCGACAGCAGATGATGCATCGTTCAACAGGTAGCCACTACCAGTACCCTTGGTGTGAGTGCCGACTTGTGCAGACTCGCGGATGCCCAGACCTTGAAGATCAAGCAAAACGCCCTGACGCAGAAGATCAGTACCGCCAGCAGTATTTGCTTGCTGTAACTGAGCCAACTGACGCAAGTTAGTTCCTGCGAGAGTGTTCAGTACCAGTGATACTTGACCGTCGTTTTGTGGCATACCGTTGTCAACGAGGATTTGGCGAATCTCAGCAATCTCTGAGAAGTTAGAGCCAAATGGTGTTGTACCGGCAGTACCGAACGCACGAGAAGAGTTCGTGTAGGCTTCTTCCCACAAGTCCTGCTCCATTTCGTTTGTCAGAGTACGCATTGCCTGAGCAATCTGGTCACCGTACACAGTCTCGTATCCAATACCGTTGTTCAAGTGGAGAATGTCTTCACCAGTGTACGGAATCTGAACTGCACGAGCGTTTGTGATGCTCAGAGTCTTGTTATCAACAGTCTGATCGGTTCCTTCTGGAATCGTCATAGACTCTGATACGTCAACTGCTGTTGCTTCGCGTGTGAATGATGCACGAACTACGTCACCCTTCGCCGCTCGCTCTGAGCCGTTAGCGTTAATTGTAGATGCAGGGATAAAGCCAACCAGCTCACGCCCTACTACGTCTGCGGCTTTGTAAATGTCTGCCGCCAAATCTGTTAATACGTTAGCCATGTGGCCTCTCCTTAATCATTAAATACTCTGCCTCCCTCTTTCAGGAATTGCGCTCGTTGACCTTGCGCTAATGCCTCAAAATCTGTTCGGCTGATCTGTCGATTGCCCACATCGGCCCTGCCTTGTGAACGAGTGGCCCCGCCACCAGTTGCTTGGATTCCATCGACTAAGAACGGAAAATCGTTCTTGACCGTAGTCACCAAATCATCGAGCGAACTGACTGTCAGTTGACCTGAGTCATCAGTCACTCTAATTTCTCCATCTAAAAGCGTAAGCCTCTGACTTAGCTTTTCTTCCAATAATTTTGCCTTACCTACGTCTTTTGTCAACGTAGAAGCAATCTTTGTGGCCTCCGACTGCACTTTTTGTCGGGTAGCCAGATAATTCATTTCTTCGATTTTTTGGCGTAGAGTTTCGGCTTCTTGCTTTTGGCTTTCATAAAGCTCTTGGTATTGCCCGTTTTCTTTAGCATACCTCTCTTGGTCAGCTCTGGCCTTGGCATCTAACTCCTCCTTCGCTCGCTGTGCGGCCTTCTTCTCAGCCAACAGCTCGTCGTTTTTCGCCTTGAGTCCCGAAACTTCTTCCGCGACTTTCTCTTCCAGACTCTTATCCAGAGTCTCCTTGAACTTCTCGGCCAGTTGTTGTTTGACCGTATCGTCCAGTTCTACTTCATTCAAAAATTCCATGCTTCACCTCTAGCTTCGCACGTTGAGTCTCAGACTCCAGTTACAATTTTAACCTATTAAACACTTCAGGTTCGACTTTTCTTAACTCATCGAGCGTCAGGGTTTTCCCTGAATCATCAACGAACTTAGAAAGATTTAAGCCCCCGCGACGAAACAACCGTCCTCGCGTGACTCCTAATACTTCATCTTGGAAAGATGCGGGTTGTCTAATCAACCATGATTCATACGTTGTGGTCTGCCTGACCTTTGTCTTACCTTTTGCGCCTTCTGCTGTCCGAGGCTTTGGCTTTTTTACCCGATCCTCAAACCCCGCCTTCACTACCGGAGTGATCGTCGAGCGACAGTTGAAGTGCGCCGGAGGCTTCGGTGACTTTTCAGGATCATCCGTCAATGGATATATTTTTCCATCTCTCCCTGCACAAATGATCGACGTACGAGAATCGAGAACAGCAACCCACTCATACCCATCGAACAGACCAATGTTTTCTTGCAGGACAGTATCTCTCGTTTTCACGGACACATGATTACTGATCGTGCGGATCATCGAACCTGCTTGCTTCTTGTGCAATCCGGTCACAGATTCAGCCCGTCGTCCGATCTGAAAGTTATCTTCCCGCATCGTCACACCATCTCGAATGGCTTGCATGAGCTGAACGGTCTTGGTTTGCCGGAAGGCATTTGCCACTCCGCGCACCGTTGCCCCAGCAACTCCAGCAAGTAAAACTTCAGCAAAAACAGATAGTTCCGTGCGAAATGCAGAAGGTACTGTAATATCTTCTCCGATGATTCGACTGAGCAATCCTGCGTTCCAATCTATTTCTTGAGCCGCAAGTTCCCGTGCATCATCAGCAACTTTGTCTGTCAGAGCTTGATATTGCTCCTCGGCAAACAGTTGGACTTCATCCATAAATCGATTCAGACGTGCAAGATCAAGATCAGTCAACTCTTCGTTGCGAAGTTCATCCTGAATCATCTCTTTTACACGGTCTACATATTGCGACGCTTCTTTCTCGCGCCCTGCGGCATACCTTAATATGAAAATTTGATGCCTTGTTATGGCATCTTGTATCTCATCAGAAAGTGCCATTGACTACCATTTCGTTTTATCAGCCCAATATGCCGCAGACATTTTGCCCTTGGCGATGTTCTTTGCATGACGTGCCTTGAATGATGCACGTTTCTTCTTCATTGCTTCTGACTCACCGGCTTTCGGTTTACCTGCGGTCTTTGCGCCCTGTTCGCCAAATCGGATGGTCTTCACCTTATCACCGACTTTTGCGACAACGACGTGAGATTTTTTCGGGTGACTTGGCGTTCTTTTGGGTTTGTTATACCCAGTAACGCCAACACGAGCGAGCCTAGGGTCTTTCTTAGCCACGAGTTGCTCTCCTCACTGCTTTCCTTTCGGACGGCGTGTACTTGGCTGTTTGCTTTCCTGATTTGGTTGCTTTGTTTTTGGCTCGGCTTCCTGCGGCTTTTTGACCGGCTGATAGTGATTCCCGTGCCTTCTTCGGAAGATAGCGAGACTTACCTTCTTTGCCAGTGTAGTCCCAATCCTGCTTAGTCCACTTAGATAAACTATTGCTTGGCTTCTTAGCCCCTGCATACTTACCGCCTTTGTCCTTGTAAATCTTAGTCGCTAGTTGCATGGCACGGGCAGAATGCTTCCCGCCCATCTTTGCTTTGGCTTCCGCTTTGGCCTTCTCCCAGAGTTTAGGATTGGTTTTCTTCGCCGTTGCCATTCGTTATCTCCTGCGCTGGTGCAAAGCCGATCATTCCAGATTCGTCTTGCACGTCCATCAGTGTTCGTTCTGGTTCGACAATCCCTGCCGACTTGAGTCGATTGAATATGTCCTGTTCCGAGACGATTGATCTATCGAGCAAAGTGACCATCGACATAATCAACTGCGGATCAAGAGCTTTATCGTAAAACTCACGGTTAATCTCAAACTTCGCATCGGATGTATCTACACCCATAAACTCACCGACCCAGCCAATGCACGTCTCAATCGCTTCCGAAAGATTCCATACCACATCACCAAGGACAGAGTTTTCACTTGCAAAGCGGATTTTCGCCGCTTCAGCAGTCTCTCGGTCTGCGCGATCTGTGATAATCCGTGCGCCGATCATGACCATTTGCTCTTCTTTGGTCTTCATAGCCTCCATCACCAGTTGGTTTGGATTGGCTTGAAGCAAAGTGGCAGAACCCGTCTCACCTAAGACGTGACCAGCACGAGAACCAAGTTTGATTCCTTGTGGGTTGTACTCCTTGAACTGTTCCAACGAGAGGGAATGCGTGAGAAACAGGCTGGGTTGGCCCACAAGGAAACAGGACTCTTCGTAATCTGCTGAGTTACGGAAGTGAGCGATGTTGACTTCGGCAATATCCGCCAAAGGTGCATCATCAATCGTTGAGTCGTTATTCTTTGCCCCTACGAACACCAGCGGAATCTTATCCCAGTTGGTTCCGTCAGCTCTTGTCGGGTAAAACTCTTCCGTGAATGGCTCGTCTTCACGATAAATCTGCTGAGAATATCCCTGTTCTCTCAGTCGGAGAACGCGATATTGAATCTTCTTGGTGTGGTCAAACTCATCCGCCGCCACCAAGTAGTGTTCAGCGATCACTACTGAGGTGAGCATTCTGCGGCCACCGACAATATCTGTCTTCCAGTTAATGACTTGTTCCGCTGTGTACGGAATGATACTCGCTCGGAGGTTCATTCGTTCCACATCTTCCGCACTGAGGCCAGTTTCAATCTGCGGATAGTCAACGAGGAATACCGTGCGCCCCGTTTCCATGACGTTGGACATTTCGTCTTTCGATAGCTGGATCAGAGATAGTCCGTCGCCTGTCGCATCTTTTCTCAGATACTCCAAGTCTTCCGGTAGTTCGATTCTTGGGTTCTTGCGGAATGCCGCACCCACTAGCGCATTTTTCGTG